TTACCGCCTCGTAGGGCGGTATGCGGAAATTATTAGTTAATCACCTATGTAGAGTGATGGTTTTGCTATTCCCGCGACATACTGAATGCTTTCGATCTCTTTGAGGGCAAAGCGTATGGGAAGGTGTTCTTCGTTTATCGACATAACCATGACTTCGGCATCGCGTTCGTAAAGAAAGGTTTTTACCATTACTTGCTCATCCTTGGTAATGACAAGTACCTCATCTCCTGGCAAGTAACTGTGGTTTGGCTCAATAACGACATACTCACCGTCTTTGATGCGTGGCTTCATTGAATCGCCTGAACAGCGAAGAGCAAAGGCTTCTGGATCTCTTGTCGGCCAGTTGATAAACCCATCGCCGTAACCAACGGGGTATTGAAGGTTTACCCAATGCCCTCCGTTTCCAAGCTGTGCTCCCCCCACGACAGGAACTTGTGTGAAATGAAGTGATTCTGGAAGGCTGCTTACATTGCATTCGGGGTTGGTTTTGGTTAGGTCATTTTCCACCAGTTCTTCAACGGTAACTTTGAAGTAATCAGCAATGCGTTTTAGTAAAGCATACTTTGGATCCTTGATGTCCCCAGTCACTAGCCTATGCATGGTGGGTTGAGGGATCCTAGTGTTTTTTGCTAATTCAGTTACGTTGGCCACGCCTTTCTGTTGCATCAAGAGGTTGACGTTGGCGATCAATCGGTCAGTTGTGTGGTCCATGCCTAAACCCTTATTGAAGATATTAAAGGTTGAATATTCTATATTGAATATTGTACGCTGGCATTGAATTCAAAACTGAATTAATATTAAATCCAATATTGAATTCAGAGACAGCGAGGTACACGTTATGCAATCCCTTACCCCCAAAGAAACAGTTCAAGCCTTGATTGCATCGGGGCTTACGCAGGTTGAAATCCAGGCTCGGACAGGCATTAGCCAAGCATCTATAAGCCGTATTGTGTCGGGTAAAAATGCTGATCCACGGTTGTCTGTTGTACGCACATTAGAAGATCTATTCTCAGAAGTGAAAGCTCAAACCGCAGAACAAAAGGCGTAACCCATGCCACAAAATAAACCGTGGGGGGCGACTCCGGATGAGTGGTTCCACTTCGATCTGGTGCTGGGCCGCAGTTATGACCTGCTGCCAGTGGTGTGCAACCCTGAAGCGCCGCTATCCCCTGATAGTAAAATGAAAGCACTGGGTAAAACCCCAAGCCAGTACAACAGCAATCGGCAAGTGGTTGGCTTGTCCAACTGGACTAAACGCCAGATCAACGATGCGAATATTGAGCGCTGGGGCAAGGAAGGCGATTACGGCATCTGTTCCCGCATGGGTAACGGTTGGTTGGCGCTGGACTGCGACAGTGAATCGCCAGAGATACAGGATGATGTCCGTGCTTTGTTGCTCGAGCATTTCGGTACGCTGCCGCCGCGCAGGTATCGAGCTAACAGCAACAAATGCCTGTATCTGCTGGCTGTAATTGGCGATTACCGCAAGCGTATTCATCGTCTGTGTGGTGGCAACGGGCTGATCGAACTGTTAGCCGAAGGCCAGCAGGCGGTTATCGCGGGTTCCCATCCCAGCGGCGCTCGCATTGAATGGGACGGAGGATTACCCGGCGAACCGTTGACTATCACCCCGGAACAGCTTGAAGCTTTCTGGGCGGCACTGGCTGATGTTCTGCCTGTGGATATTTCGACAGAAGCAGGAACGAGCCGATTGCGTGATCGTAGCCTAGCGACACCGGGGGCGACCGATGATGTGGCCGATTATCTTGATGCCAACGACTGGACACTGGATTTTGGCTCCAGTGGGGAACGTTACATTCGGTGCCCGTTTGAAGATGGACACAGCGGTGCGTCTGATCCCACCTCTACAGTTTACTTTCCTGGCGGTACCGCTGGTTTTGAGTTGGGGCATTTTAAGTGCCTGCACGCTAGTTGCGGACACCGTAATGACGGCGATTATCTTAATAAAATTGGTTTTCGCGATAGCGATTTTGAAGATGTCACTCAATCAGAAGGTGGTGATTTTCCAGAGATCAATATTGATATGACCAGCCACTTTTTAAAACGCTTTCTTTATGTGATTCAGGGGGATCGCGTTTGTGATCTTACCCGGCCACCTTATAGCTGCATGATGGAGATGAAAGCGTTCAAAAACCTGATGGCTCCGTATCAGTTCCCGCCGATAGGTAAAGGCAATCCCACTCCGGCAACAAAGAAATGGCTGGAACATCCCGCCAAACAAGTTGCTGAGTCTACCGGTTATCAGCCCGGCGTAGGCAGGCTTATCGAACGGCCCGATGGCCGATTTGAAGTTAACGAATTCTATATGCCTGAGCATGCGAAAACCTCGGATACGGGCAAGGTAGCAACCTTCCTTAACCATATGGCCTACCTCGTACCTGACGACTGGCAGCGACGTTTCTTTATTGCGCGGCTGGCGTGGTTTGTACAGCGGCCCGAACGCCGCTGCCCTGTCACTATCCTGCATGTATCTACCGCCCACGGTACCGGGAGAGGGTGGATCAGCCAACTGATGGAGCGTGTGTTGGGTAAATGGAACTGCTCACGCACTCGCATGAAGATCCTGTGTGATAACCAGTTCCACGATTATCTGTACCACACCTTGCTGTGCACCATCGATGAGGTTCGGGAAAACGATAAAAGATATGAGGTTAACGACAAGATCCGCGACGTGTTGACAGAGCCACGCTTTGAGGTCAACAGCAAATACGGTAAGAAAATGACCATCGATATTTTCACCGGGTTCCTGTTCTACACCAACCATATCGACGCCCTTGTGCTTCCCGACGAAGACCGCCGCATCGCTGTATTGGGTGGCCCTGATGTTGAGGCGGGAGAAGAACACTACGCCCACCTGTACTCTGTACTGGGCGATAGCGACTTTATAGCGCAGGTGTACTGGTACCTGATGAATGTTGATATTTCGCGGTTCAATTGGCAGCGTGCGCCAAATACCAAAGAACGCCAGTTGATGATCGAAAGTAATAAAAGCGACCTGGAAGCGGCGGTTATTAGTGTGCTGGAAAGCCCTCCTGCGCCAGCTATGACCTACCAGCAAATTGTCAACGAGGTGATCAAAGAGGTGGGTTTGGACGCAGAAATTAACCAAAAGCACATCACCAGGATACTGAAGGAAAGAACAAAACGGGAAACTGCAAAAGTAAAAATAGGTGGTGATACTTTGCGATTTTGGCTGCTTGAAAAAAATCGCGAGTTCAGCAACGACGAATTACGCATGATATTTGAAAATTGCGAAAATTTGCAAAATCAGCTTTGAAAAGGTGGCAGATAGGTGGCAGATCTCACCCCCAACTGCCACCCGATAAAATGCTTTAAGAATAAGGGATTAAATCTAATTGGTGGCAGGTGGCAGTAGTTTTTAATTCTATATACGCGAGAGTTATATTGTAAGTACACTATGTGTGTGCATACGTATATAGACCTTGGGATAGCTGCCACCTGCCACCTAAAAAGGTGTAAGCCTTGCGTTACGTGGCTTAGAGCAGGTGGCGGTTAGGGGATTATCTGCCACCTATCTGCCACCTCGGCGATTATCGTGCAGAAAAACGCAAATAACGAAACGGAGAAAGGAATATGTCCAATATTTTTCGTCAATGTATGCCCTACGGTATTCGCCGCAATGAGGACGGTTCTTGGGAAGTTTTTAATCGGGACTATAAGCCGTTGGGAGAGCCATTTTTCTTTAAGCGCAGCCTTACTCAGGCTACTCGTGATGCGTTGGCTCCGCCGCCAGTCACACAACGGGAGGATTCTGTATGGCTTTACAACGATACCGAGCATCCAACGGCCTCGTCAGCAAATTGGGAAGCCTATTCGCAGAGGCTTAAGCGGCTGGCGAGTTTAAAAATGAAAGACGAGCGGTAATGTCTTCATAAAATTTTTGTTGAGAAATGTTGAGGTCAAAGGTTATGCGCAGAAATATGCAAGAAGTTTTAGAACGATGGGGCCGGTGGGCTGCGAGTGAAGAATACTGCTCGTTGGTGGACTGGCCTGCGATGTCGGTCACGCCCGGATGCAAACCGGAAGCGGGTAAACCAAGGTGCTCCGATGAAGACGGTATGACAATTGACACCTGCGTTGCGCACATGAGCACAGTTCGCGACGTGGATGATATCTTGATCCTAGGCCAGCGCTTCATCGGAGGTCATACAACGCGCCAGATTGCCGAAAGGATGGCAATCCCAAGGATGCAGGTAAGAGGGTCACTCAATGCGTCGGAGGCGTTTTTAAATGGGTGTCTGGTGATGCAAGGGATCCGGCTTGATATGGATCCGGTTGTTGTTTTACCTGAACCTCTTGCGGGTGCCCAAAAACCTGTGCTAATCTTCTAACATCTAGAATTATGATTTAATTTTACGACCTCAATTTCAAAGCCTCGCTTCTTCGGACGCGGGGCTTTTGTGTTTCTGGCGGCTGAAAACATAAAACTGTTAAAAACGAGCTTTTCACATGTTGATTTGGCTGAACGTCAATAGTGGCGTTTTGTTATGAAAATGTTGCTGCTTATTTTTGCCGAATAAGGCAGGGAAAACATGTACTTTTGCGGCTTTAGGGTGACATTTTAACTTGGCGTTACAGGCGCGGTGCGCGAAACGTCCATTATGTTAAATGGCGCCGTTTTCAGCCCATTTATCTCATTTGCGCCCTGGCATTCGCCGGGGCGTTTTTATTTCAGGAACCAACCATATGAAAACGTATATTGCTGGCCCGATGACCGGGTTACCCGATTTTAACCGTGCCGCATTTTTCGCAGCGGCAGCGGAAATTGCTGCATCCGGCGATATTCCGCTGAATACCGCATTTTTACCCGATGGTCTTACTGAGGCTGATTACATGGCGATTTCCCTCACGATGTTGCAATGCGCCGATGCGATTTATTTGCTTGATGGCTGGCGTTCCAGTGCTGGCGCACGCGCTGAATACGCTCTGGCTGAAAAACTGTGTATCGAAGTGCTGTTTCAGGAGCTAATGCCGGAACAATGCCTGGCGCTGGCCTGAGTACAGGCGTTATTTCTTCCGAGTGCCACCCGTATGGGAGGTGGGGATCATGAGAATGGACAAATACAGTTCCCAGCTATCGTACTGGGTTGCATCGATATTAACAGCCGCTGGGGCTATGACCTTACAGGATTGGGCGGTGCTGGTGGGGATCATCGTGGCGATTGGCACTTTTGGCGTTAACTGGTACTACAAACGCAAACTGGTCAATAAGTTAACGGCAGTTGGCTATGACAAAGAGCGGGCGAAAGCCGCTTACCGTGCTATGAACGAATGAGGGCGTTATGTCAGCAAAAATAAAAACGGGTATTGCTGGTGGCATTTGTTCAGTGGCGGTAATCATTGGCCTGGTACTGGATAATGGTCTCGTCCGCACTAATCAGCGGGGGTTGGAACTTATCGGTAACGCAGAAGGGTGTCGGCGTGATCCGTATAACTGCCCAGCCGGTATTCTCACCGATGGCGTTGGCAACACCCACGGTGTTAAGCCAGGCATCCGCAAAACGGATAAGCAGATCGCAGCCGATTGGGAGAAAAACATTCTTGATGCTGAACAGTGCGTAAATCGGTATGCCAACGGTACTAAGTTACCGGATAACACCTTTTCTTCTGCGGTCGAAATCACCTTTAACGTTGGATGCCCGACAATGCAGAAATCCACCATGTTCCGCTTATTTCGACAAGGGGAATTGGTGGCGGCATGCAATGAGTTACCGCGCTGGGTTTATGCCAATGGTACGAAGCTAAATGGGCTGGTAACGCGCCGGGCTGAATCGAAAGCCCTTTGTCTGGATGGCTTGAAATGAGTATTGCGTTCAGTTGGCGGACGATGGCTATTGGGATACTGGTTGCTGGGATCATCGTAGCGGGCCGGTTGGCATCCCACTACCGCGACAATTATCACCAGGCACTGGAAAATAAAATAGGGGTAGAAAAACAACTGGCCAGTGCTCAGGCGGCAATTACGACGATCCAGACTCAGGACGCTAAAAACCGGGCGTTAATGGCGTTGCAACAGCAGCAAGAACAGAAACTGCGTCAGCAGGCCGATGCCCAGCAACGGAAATTACGTAATGCGATTAAAAACGATGAATGTGCCAATAGCGTTATGCCTGGTGCTGTTCTTGACCTCTTGCGCTCAACCGCTGGGAGTGCCGCAATCCGTGGCGCTTCTGCCTCCTGAATCTGTTTTTATTCCCTGTGAATCCCTGGTGCTGAGTGGTGATACCTGGGGGGATGCGATCAGTTACACGCTTCGGCTTCAAACCGCATTGGATATTTGTGGTGGCCGGATCGATACATTAATCAAGTGGCGGGATGGGCTACCCCAACCCCAAAAATAAAAAGAGGAACGAGTAGTGTTTAAATTTGAGTTAAGTCAAGTGGTTGAAGTCAGTATCAGTGGTGAAGAGGGGCATGTTAAGGGCCGTGCTGAATATGCCAACATGAATGACCAATATTACATTCACTACCTGACCGCTGATGGACGAGGTGTTGATGGTTGGTTTGATGAAGGTGAAATATCCCCTGTTGTACGGCAAGGCACGACAATTGGCGCGGATGGTGAGGTTGTAACTCCTGCATATTTGTAGGTATTACAGATGGCATTCAGTGAGTGCCATCAATAATACTTTTATATCTTAATAATCAATGAGAAAACAACATGGCAAAAAGAACTCAATAGCAAAGAAAAGAAGCTTTTTTGTTCCGGGAA